ATTTTGCTTTACTAATTGTATAAACATAATTATTCCTTGCATAGTTAAAAAAATTTACGCATATTGCTATGACCGACTACTAACTTACATATTGTTAGTGAGCAGTTGATAGCCAAAAAAAGGGAGCCGAAGCTCCCAATTTTTATGATACCTTACCAGCATCTGCAGATGTTGAATGTGCTGGGAGTTCCATCTCTGGTCGTCCCTGATTTTCGTCCGCTTTTTGCTGTGCTTCCCAATTTGCTTTGCGAGTCATTCGCACTTTGCGTATGTCAAGCATAGGTGTATGAATCTCTGAGGCTTGCTCAGGGTCATAATCATCAATAGCTCGTATAGCACCTTTGAGTGCTCGTTCAGCAATGTAAAGCAGTGAACCTGCTGGTTTGTCAAGAAAGCTTCTAATTTCTTTCTCGAATGGTGATAGTTCATTTTTTGTAGCCATTATAGTTCTCCATAGTTATTGTCCGAAAGTGGACATTAATCAAGGACCGTGACCATGGTTATCATGTGCGATTAGTTGTACTTATCAGTGGTTTTATGATAAGTAGAAGTAATGAACATGATGTTCTGGGTATGGTTCGCTAGATTAATGCCATTTTTGGGCAATGGCTGTGGAGGACATTATGGTTAGAAAATGAGCTGTCATCGTTCGAGATTAGAAAGCTAGAGCTTGGGAGACGAGCCGAAGGTCGCTAGCTTTACGCTGAATAGCCTCGAAGTGATATACAGCATTGATGATATGACAATGAGGGAGTCCAGATATTCTACAGTTTGGTTGAGATGCCAACGAGCTGAATGACCAAAGGGAATTGGGGAGTGCATCACCTAAACTGAATATCAGGTCGACCAGAATGGAGCCGTAGCACACAACATATGTAGTGCTAGAGTAAGGTATAAAAATGGGAGTAAGGTTATATTTATGGGATATAATAAGGCTCATATTCTGGATACTATTCAGCTAATAATATTGATTATATATCAATCGCTTTTATTGATATGAATCAATCATTTAGCAGAGAGAATAGTATACTCATTGTAATACAACAACAGTAGACTGCCATCATTCCCTACAGTTTTATCGTAGTAGAATGATAATTATTATTCTTTCGTTAGAAAGATGTAATAATTGACCCCCGACCAGGGGGTCTAGGCAGTAGTTGATATAAATGAACTGCAGTAAATAAATATCTCGGAGAAATTATCATTTAGGGAAAGGGGTAATTATAATTATTTTCATTATATTACACTTATCTTGTAATTAGGTATTGACTTTTGTAATAAAATATGATATAATATTAGTATAAGTAACATGTATTACTTGATGTAGTTTTAGTTTTAGTTAATTTAGCACTGTATCAAGGGTATCATGTTATTATGTAACAACATCAATGATAACCTAACCCTCTGGTTTCTTATCAGAACTTGTTTTCTTAATATACTATCTAGGAGAACACTATGTGGACAAAACCAGAAGCAGTAGAAATGCGTTTCGGATTTGAAGTAACAATGTATATAATGAATAAGTAATTTATGAATAAACCATATAAAGACAAGATGGGAAGGTATAGAACTCAATCCCTGTTCTGGGAAATGAGAGATGAGTCTATGGAACCAATCTGGTGCATGAAGGACTATGACTTGGTTAAAGGTGATATTACCTATCCTTCTCTTAAAAAGATTTATATGGCATACGACCACGTACCAGGGGCTGAGTATGATTTCGCAATGGAACATCTTGGTTCTTGGGACCACTGGATAAAGTTGTGTAATGACACAACACCAGCAATTAAAGATATGATACAGGCTTGGAGAGATGAAATAGATATTCGTCTTAAGGCTAAAGGTATCAAGTCTATTATAATGCACAGTCTGGATAATGACCCAAAGGGGTTACAGGCTGCTAAGTACCTTGTAGAGAAAGGTTACTCTAAACGAGCAGGAAGACCTAGCAAGGAAGAAGTAGAAAGAGAATTGAAGACAGATGCTAAGGCTGCCAAAGATAGACAAGCAGACTTAGAACGAATAGGTTTAAAGGTTGTAAATGGCAAAGATAGTTAGTATATTAACTTTTCTTGCCATTATGCCAATAACACCAATGGTAATTTTTTTAATAACGTTATACACAGGAGTTTAGTATGGTAATGCTTTACGTGCAAAAAGATGGAACAATGGGACCACAGAATCCTGTAAACTTAACAAATCAGAATAGTACTGTAGCTCAGGCTAACCGTGGTGGTCCATTACAGAATCAAGCTCGTATAGACTTACAGTCTTCTGGACAACAAGCATCAACACCTAAAGAAGAAAAACCAGGTACAGGAGCTAACAGAGGAGCTGTTGGTGCACTAGGTACTTCTAGTGGTATAGGAACTGCTGGAACATCTCAAGCAGGATTAGTAGGTTCAGTTAACACGGAAATACAAAATGATGATGTAGTACTTCCATATCAAAAACTATAATGGCTTTTCAAAAAAATGGAGTACGAGATTATAAGAAAGAACTTGCTTGGGAACATAAAAAGAAACCAGGTAGAGTAAAAGACAGAGCTTCACGTAATGCAGCTAGAAAGCTGGCAGGTCTTAAGAAAGGTGACCCTCGTCAAGTAGACCATAAAGACAATAACCCTAGAAACAATACTAAAAAAAATCTGCGCAAAGTTGCAGCTAAGACTAATCTAAAGAAAGAATCAAAGAGGAAAAAACGTGGCTAAAATAGACCTACCTACCATATCATCTGGTTATGCTAGTAATACAACATTTAATACTACATTTACCACAATAGAAAACGAGTTTCAACAAAAAGTATTATATCGAAATAATCCTACTGGTGAACCTAACTCCATGCAGAATGACCTCGATATGAATAGTAATGACATCAACAATGTTAAAGATATAACAATGACTGGTGACTTTACTGTAGATGGGGTAGATTATTTAACATCAATGCAAACCCTATTTGACAATTACTCAGCGTTAGTTAATAGGGTAACAATTAGTACAGACTCTCCTTCTGGTGGTTCAGATGGTGATATCTGGTTTAAAGTAACTTAAGGAGAAATAATAAATGGCAGCTTTATCGGATTATGCAGAGAAGCTATTACTAGACTATTCGATGACAACAGGTTCTGTTACTCGTCCTACAGCTTGGTATGTAGCATTATATACAGTAGCACCTAGTGATTCAGGTGGTGGTACAGAAGTTTCAGGTAGTGGATATACTAGAAAGACTGTAGCGTTTGCTGCAGCAACTTCAGGAGCAGGAACTACATCTAACACAGGTGATGTAGCATGGACAGCTTCAGGTGGAGCTTTTGGTACTGTAGTAGCTATTGGTATTCATGATGCTTCATCAGGTGGAAACTTGTTATGGCATGGTAACATGACAGCATCTAAAACAATTGCTGATGGTGATACATTAGAATTTTCAGCTGGTAATATCGACTTAACCTTAGCTTAAGGATACACCATGGCTGACGGTTTTCGAATCCTTGAAAATGGCGACAGCAGGATTACGGAAGCCAGTGTATTTCGTATAACAGAACGATTTACATTAGGTGAAGCTAATCTTGCAGGAACTGGTACGTTAAGTGTAAGTCCAACTGTATCTTTTATAGTTAGTTCTGCATTAACAGGTACTGGTACACTAGCAGCTATTGGGATTAGAATACATAATGCTGAGTCTGGTTTAACAGGTACAGGCACTATAAGTGCAGATGGTGATTTAAAAGCATTAGGATTATCAGACCTAACAGGCAGTGGTAGTATGACTGCTTTAGGTAGGAAAATGTTTTTTGGTGAAGGTGATTTAACTGGTACAGCTACAATAAGTGTAGTACCATCACATACACAAGTAGCTCTTGCAGATTTACTAGCAGTAGGTAGTAAATTATCTGTAGGTGTAAGAACACAGTTTGGACATGCTAACTTTACAAGTACAGGTACTGCATCATTTTTGCAAACCTTTACTGCAAAACCATTAGCAGATTTAACTAGTACTAGCACTATATCAGCAGAAGGGATAGTTAAAAAAATAACTTTTGCAGACTTTACAGGTACAGGGACATTAAGTGCTTTTGCATTAAAGATTAAATTTGGATTAGCAAACTTAACTGGAACAAGTACTTTAGTTGCTGATGCATTAGAAACAGATATGTATGTTAAGGTAAGTGGTGCATGGAAAGAATCACAACCATTTGTTAAACATGAAAGTGTTTGGAAAGAACCTCAAATATATAAAAAAGTAAGTGGTGCTTGGAAAAAAGTTTATAGGAAGGGCACTTAACCATGACTATACAATATGGTGAATTTAAAAGTTATAATGATACTGATTTAATCAGAGATTTAGAAACAGGTACAGATATAAGAATTACAGAAGCTGGTGATACTAGAATTACAGGTACTGTATTAGTAAATGCTGGTATAAGTTATATGACAGCAGAAGGAACTAAATCAGGTTTCTTAACTAATGTGTATATTAAATATTTAGGAGCTTGGAAAGATAGTGTACCATATGTTAAACACGAAGGAAGTTGGAAAATTCCAACAAGAATTTATAAAAAAGTAGGAACAACTTGGACAAGGGTTAAATAATGGCAAATGTAAAAATATCAGGATTAACGGGAGCTTCATCAGTAGCAGACGCTAATGAGTTTGAGATTAATGAATCGGGAACTTCTAAAAAAGTTACTGGTACACAATTAAAAACATTTGTATACTCCCCTAACGAAATAACACTAACAGGTACTGGTTCTTTAGAACTACCAACAGGTACAACAGCACAAAGACCAGGCTCAGCAGCAGCAGGTATGTTTAGATATAACTCTACTACTGGTGAATTTGAAGGATACACTACTGGTTGGGGTTCAATTGGTGGTGGTGCTTCTGCAGGAGGTGTAATTTATGAAAATTCACTTACTATTTCAACAAATTATACTTTATCAACAAACAAAAATGGAATGTCAGTAGGACCAATTACAATTGGTACAGGAGTTACTGTTACTATTCCTTCTGGACAACGATGGGTGGTATTATAATATGAGTACAATAATTAATGCAGATACAAGTGCAGGATTAAAGCTAACTTCTGATACAAGTGGTGAGATAAAGCTACAAAGTGCAGGAGCAGATATTGCTACAGTTAGTAGCACAGGTTTAGCAATGGCTAGTGGTAAGACTTTAACAGGTAATGCGATTTCTTATGGTAAAATACTGCAAGTAGTTAGTGTAACTAAAGATACATCATTTACAACAACTAGTGGTTCTTTTGTAGATATAACTGGACTTTCTGTTGCAATAACACCTAGTGCTACTAGTAGTAAAATTTTAGTTCTTATGAATATTGCATCAGGTAATACAACTTCTACAGGTGCTACTTTTACTCAATTAGTAAGAGGTTCTACAGCAATTAGTATAGGAGCAAGTTCAGAAACTGGAGAGCCAACTACTGGATATACTTCACAAGCTGCTTATGATATGGGACAAGTAGCAGTTCAATATTTAGATAGTCCATCTACTACATCAGCAACAACTTATAAATTACAAGTAAGAAGTAATGGTTCACAAACTGCTGTTATTAATAGAACAGGAGAGTATCAATCACAACAAGGTAATGTAGCATCAGGAATAACACTCATGGAGGTGGCAGGATAATGAATCATAAAGCAATTTACGCACTATATCCTAATGTAGTATCAATAGATGAGATAGCAGGAGCTATGGACAAAGATGGAAACCATGTAGCAGTTAATATGAGTAATGTTAATGCTTGGGTAGACCCCGAAACTTATAAATATCAAAGAATGGCTGAATATCCATCATGGAACGAACAACTAGATAATATATATCACAATGGTATTGATGCTTGGAAAGCAGATATTAAAGTAATTAAAGACAAGTATCCAAAGGGAGATAAATAATGGCTGATATAATATTAACAGGAAACACCTCTGGAACTATTACAGTTGCAGCACCAGCAGTAGCAGGAACTAATACACTTACATTACCTGCAAGTACAGGAACACTAGCAACAACAGCTACACAAGGTAAAATACTGCAAGTACAACAAGGAGCACTTACAACATCTGTTTCAACAACATCTACTTCTTATACAGATTTAATAACAGTAAGTCTTACTCCATCATCAACATCTAGTAAAATTTATGTTAGTTTTACAACTAATGCTGGAACAGGTGGAGATGTAAATCATTTATATACTGCTTTGTTTAGAGATAGTACAGAAATTGGCAGTGCAACATCTACTGATAGTAGAACAGGAGCTCAAACTGTTACAAATACAGCAACTCAACAACAATTCACTTACGCAGGTGCAAAATTAGATTCTCCAAGTACTACAAGTACTGTTACTTATGCTGTAAAAGTTAAAGTATCTACTGGTACAGGATATTGGAATAGGTCAGCAAGAGATTCTAATAATTCATCTTATGATGGTAGGTCTGTATCACAAATAACAGCAATGGAGGTAGGAGCGTAATGAATACTAAAGCAATATACGCATTATATCCTAGGGTAGTAACAATTAGAGAACAAGAAGATGATTCTGTATTATGCTATGATGCAAAAGAAAGACTTGTAGAAATCAATGCAGCAATTGTTGCTCTTTGGGTAGACCCTGAAGAATATAAGTATCAAAGAGAACAAGCATATAAACCATTAGCTGAGCAACTAGATATGCAGTTTCATGATTTACAAGATGGTACTGAAACATGGCTTGACCATATAAAAGAAGTCAAAGCTACATACCCAAAAGGAGATAAGTAATGTCTGTAATAATTAACGGAACTAATGGGGTTACATATAATGATGGAAGTGTTCAAGCATCTAGTTCAAAAGTTTTACAAGTAGTAACTGTTCAACCAGATACAGGATTAATTAGCTTAACATCAACAGCTTTTGCAGAAATAGATTCTGATTTAAGAGTTACAATAACACCTAAAGCATCAGATAGCACACTAATAGTTACTTGTAATTATCTTTTTGGTGGTAATAATGGAAGTCAAATGTGTCAAATGAAACTATATGATATTACAAATGGTACAAATGTTAATACTTCTGCTTTAGGTAGTAGAATACAATGTAATACTTCAGTAAGAGATATGAGCTATGATTTGAATGATGCTATTCAAATGCAACTACAAGCACAAACAACTTCAGGTTCAACTGTTGCAAGAACTTATGGTATGTATGCAAAATTAGAATCAGCAGCAACAAGATACTTTTTTGCTAACCCTAGCGATTCAGGTGCATTAGGTTATGCAAAACCATCAATAACAGTTATGGAGGTATCAGCATAATGAAAGCTATACATACACTATATCCTAAAGCAGTAAAAACTAAAGTTAAAAGTGATACTGAAATGTATGCTTGGGATAAACATGGAAATGAAATTAAATTAGATTTAGATGCTATTAATAACTGGGTAGACCCAGAAGCATATAAAGATAAAAGACGAGCAGAATATCCTACACTACAGGATTGTGTTCATGCAATATTAGATGGAAATTTAGAATCTTTACAAGAAGCTAGAAACAAAATTAAGGCTAAGTATCCTAAATGAAACCTAGTCCAGAAGAAACTAAACAGGCTATCAAAGAAGGACTAACTGAGTGGTTAGAAGATAAATTTTCTGAGTTTGGTAAGTTAAGTTTAAAAGCTATACTAGCATTACTAATTGCTGGGTTAGTTTATTTTTGGGCTGCTAGTCAAGGTTGGAAGATTTGATTAGTGTACTTACACATTTAATACCAATAGTTTTAGGATTTATTGCTAAACTAACAGCTATTAAATCACAACAAGCACATGAACAACACCAGATGATGCTTGAAGCATTAGCAGCTAAGTCTGTAGAAATTGATAAAGCGAGAGAGCAGTCTAATAAAGAATCACCAACGGCTGCTTGGAATCGAAGAATACTAATGTTTTTTATACTAGCATTAGTTGCAGTATATCCAATAGCAGGTTTATTTGATATACAAACTGTAATACCAGTAGACATTCCTAAATCAAGTTTTTTGTTTTTTGAATGGGGTGGTGGTACAGAATTTAAAATAGTAGACGGACTATATAAGTTTGATGAAATATTCAAATGGGCAACAATGATAGTTGAGTTCTACTTTGGTGGACAATTAGCAAAGGGGAAATAAGTATGATGGATAAAAAGAAAAAGAAAAAAGTAATGAAAAAGAAAGTACCAAAAAAGGGTTATTAAAATGGCTGAAGATAAAAAATATAAGCCTCATATGATGTATGATAAAAAGACTGGTAAAGGACAAATGGCATTTACTATGAAAAAACATTTGGCTTTAAAAGCTAAAGGTCATACACATACTAAACCAAAAGCTAAGAAGAAAAAATAGTGGCTAAGACACCAGCATGGACTAGGAAAGAAGGTAAGAATCCTAAAGGTGGATTAAATGCTAAGGGTAGAGCTAGTGCAAAAGCACAGGGCTCTAACCTAAAAGCCCCAGTTAAATCTGGTACTAACCCAAGGAGAGTATCTTTTGCTTGTAGATTTGCAGGTATGAAAGGTCCAATGAAAGATAGTAAAGGTAAGCCAACTAGAAAAGCATTAGCTTTAAAAGTATGGGGATTTGGTTCTGTAGAAGCTGCAAGAAACTTCTGTCAGACTCATAAGAAATCATAATGTCTATACCTAAAAAGAAAAGTACTGTAAACAAAGCAGGTAACTATACTAAACCTACAATGAGAAAAGCTTTATTCAATAGAATTAAAGCTGGAGGTAAAGGTGGTAAACCTGGACAATGGTCAGCTCGTAAAGCACAAATGTTAGCTAAGCAATATAAAGCCAAAGGTGGTGGTTACCGTGGCTAAAACTAAATCGCAAAAGAGCTTAACTAATTGGACAAAACAAAAATGGAGAACTTCTGATGGTACGAAGAGTAATGGTAAAAAAAGATACCTTCCTGATGCGGCTTGGAAATCTTTATCAGCGTCTGAAAAGAAAGCTACTAACGCTGCCAAAGCGAAGGGTAATAGCAAAGGTAAACAGCATGTGGCACAACCTAAAAAGGTAGCAAAGAAAACAGCAAAATATAGAAAAGGATAACATGACTCAGATTGACCAAATCAGAGAGGCTGCAGAAGCAGACCTACTTACATTTATTAAATTAGTAGCACCACATTTATTACTTGGAGCATTACATGAAGAGTTAATAAGTTGGTGGGATAGAACAGATAGAAAAGATAATCAGTTGGTATTACTTCCTCGTGGACATATGAAGAGTAAACTAGCTGCATATAGAACAGCATGGTATGTAACTAACCATCCTGAGACTACTGTATTGTATGTATCAGCTACAGCAGACTTAGCAGAGAAACAGTTATATGCTATCAAACAGATAATTGATTCCCCTATATATCGTAGGTACTGGAGTAACATGATACATCCAGAGGAAGGAAAACGAGAGAAGTGGGCAGTAGCTGAAATAGCTGTTGACCACCCACAAAGAAAGTTGGAGGGAATACGAGATGCAACAGTTAAAGCAGTTGGGCTTACAAGTAATACAACTGGTTTTCATGCCGATATTGTTGTTCTTGACGATATTGTTGTACCTGGTAATGCTTATTCTGAAGATGGTAGAGAGAAAGTAGCAAATGCTTATTCACAACTAGCATCTATTGAGAATCCAGGTGCAGAAGAATGGGTAGTAGGAACTAGGTATCATCCTAAAGATATATATGATACTATGATTAATATGAAAGAAACTCACTATGATAATGAAGGTGATGTAGAATCTGAATTAGAAGTGTATGAGTTATTTCAAAGAGTAGTAGAAACAGATGGTGAATTCTTATGGGCTAAGAGAGCACGTAAAGATGGTAAGTCATTTGGATTTGATGCTAAAGAATTAGCAAGAATTAAAGCAAAGTATATTGACACTACACAGTTTTACGCTCAATATTACAATGACCCTAATACTACAGAAAGTGCTAGGATAAACTCAGAGAACTTTCAGTACTTTGATAAAGCTGCTTTAAATGTTAAAGATGGTGATTGGTATATACGAGATAGAAAACTAAATATATTTGCTGCAATTGACTTTGCATTTAGTTTACGAAGACAAGCAGATTATACTGCATTAGTAGTTGTTGGTGTAGACCATCAAGCTAATTATTATGTATTAGATATAGATAGATTTAAAACAGAAAAGATTGTAGACTACTATCAACATATATTAAAGTCTTGGGAAAAGTGGGGATTTAGAAANATAAGAGCTGANGTTACAGTAGCACAACAAACCATCGTTAAAGAGCTNAAGGACAGTTATCTTAAACCAAATGGTATNCCACTATCAGTTGATGAATTTAGACCTACTAGAAGCTTAGGAGACAAAGCACAGAGNGTAGGNGCAGTACTAGAACCAAAGTATGATAATTTACAAGTTTGGCATTATAAAGGTGGTAACTGTCAAACATTAGAAGAAGAGTTAGTAATGGTACATCCACCTCATGATGATATTAAAGATGCACTATCTAATGCTATGGCAATATCATTAGCACCTAAACTTAGAATGACACAAGGTTTAGGATTTAATAAACCTTTACCAACTCATAGTAGATTTGGTGGTATAACACATTAAGGAATAAATTATGGCAGGTGAAGTAGCTGAAATAGAACAGGCGATTGGACAAGAAAATCTAGCAAGAGTAATGGCTGGACTTTATAACCAATGGTGGATTCAAAGAAGAGAAAAAGAAACAGAGTGGAGAGAGTTAAGAAACTATCTTTTTGCTACTGATACTACAACTACAACTAATAGTACACTCCCCTGGAAGAATAAAACTACCTTACCTAAACTTACACAGATTAGAGATAACTTACATGCAAACTATATGGATGCATTGTTTCCTAATGACAATTGGATGAAGTGGGAAGGAGCTTCTAGAGAAGATTCTACTATTAAAAAAAGACAAGCTATTGAAGCTTATCTAAAAACTAAACTAAAAGAATCTAAGTTTAGAGAAGAAGTAAGTTTACTAGTCTATGATTATATTGATTATGGTAATGCTTTTGGTGAAGTAAGATATGTTAATGAAGAACATGTAGACCCTGTAACAGAAGAAACTATTACAACATATAATGGTCCTAAATTAAAACGTATATCACCATTTGATATTGTATTTAATCCTGTAGCAAGTTCTTTTGCTAAGTCACCTAAGTTTACTAGATATGTTAAATCCGTAGGTGAACTAAAAGCAGATGTAGAAGAAAGACCAGATTTACAATATAAAAAGTCAGCATTTAATAAAGCATTAGATATTAGGAATTCTATATCTATGTTTAGACAAGAAGATGTTAATAAAGCTGACGCATACATAGCTGATGGTTTTGGTACACTACAAGAATATTATCAGTCAGGCATGGTAGAAGTACTAGAGTTTGAAGGAGACTTCTATGATAAAGATGAAGAAAAACTATATAAGAATAGAATCATTACTATTATTGATAGGAACTATATAATACGTAATATAGAAAATCCTAGTTATATAGGACAAGATAGTAAGTCTCATGTAGCTTGGAGAAAAAGACCAGATAACTTATATGGTATGGGACCTCTAGATAATTTAGTAGGTATGCAATATAGACTAGACCATCTAGAAAATGCAAAAGCAGATGCTATGGATTTAACTATACATCCACCTATGGTAATTAAAGGTGAAGTAGACCCATTTGAATGGGGACCTGAAACAACTATACATTTACAAGAAGATGGTGCTATTACTATGTTACCACCTAACCCTGCAGCGTTCCAAGTTAATAATGAGTTAGCTGCTTTAATGAATAGTATGGAACAAATGGCAGGTGCTCCTAGAGAAGCTATGGGTATTAGAACACCAGGAGAGAAGACTGCTTTTGAAGTACAGTCTTTACAAAATGCTGCTGGTAGAATATTCCAAAATAAAGTTAATCAATTTGAAGTAGAGTTCTTAGAACCTATTTTAAATGTAATGTTAGAAACAGCTAAACGTAATTTAGATTTACCTGAACTAGCTAAGGTATATGATGATGACTTTGGAGTACAAGACTTCTTATCTATTACTAAAGCAGATTTAACTGCTAGAGGTAAGATTAGACCTATAGGTGCTAGACACTATGCTGCTAGAGCACAACTATTACAAAACATGTTAGGTGTCTTTAATAGTCCAATAGGACAAATGATTAGTCCTCATGTATCACCTAAGCTTGTAGCTAAGATGGTAGAAGAGTATATGGGCTTTGACCAATATGGATTTATGAAAGATAATGCTGCATTATTTGAGGCTGCTGAACAAGAAAAACTTAAGATGCAGATTCAACAAGATTTACAGGCACAACAAGCTCAACCAGGAATGGAAGAGCAAATGGTTAATCAAGATATTCAACAGATGGAACAAATGCAACGACCTCTTGAAGATGAAGAACCACCTGTAATGTAACCGTAAAAGCTTGACTTTTACTTAAATATATGGTATAATTATAGTATGGATTTAAAAAGTGAAAAGGCTAAAGCCTTAACTAAGAAACAAGTTTTTGATGAGTTAAGAAGTTATCTTAATGAGCAAGTAGATATTTCAAATAGAAAGTGTATGGATGAAGAGAATTTTAAACTTCCTGCTTTTAATGAGTATCAAGCTTATCAAAGAGGTATACAAAAGGCTTTAACAAAACTATATAATTTATTACCTTGACCAAAGGAGATGTAACATGAATGATGAAGTAAAAACAGAAACAACTGAAACACTTGAAACACCTGTACAAGAACCTACCCAGGAGACTGTACAAACAGATACTCAACCAAAAGCATTTGAGATTCCGACCGAAGCTCAAGACGTAATTGGAGAGGGTAAAAAGTACCAGAGCCCAGAGGATGCTTTAAAGTCAGTACCTCATGCACAGAAACATATTGAGACTCTTGAGTCTGAACTTGCAACTGTACGTGAAGAACTAACTAAGCGTCAAACTACTCAGGAACTGATAGATGAATTAAAGTCTGGAGTTCAACCGACAGCCACGACCGTGCCAGTAGGGGAACTTAATCAAGATAATGTAATGGATTTAGTTAATCAAACTATTGCTACAAGAGAAGCAAATGCTAAAGCAGACTCTAATGCTAAGTCAGTAGCTGCAAAGTTTACTGCACAGTATGGTGACAAAGCTGAAGTTACTTACAACTCTATAGCAAAAGAACTTAACTTATCTGTTAAACAACTTAATGAGCTTGCAGCAACAAGCCCAACAGTAGTATTAAAAGCAGCAGGTTTATCTGCAGCTAAAGCACCAGTAGCTAGTTCTAGTGGTGATATTAATACTGAAGCTCTAAGTCAATCAGCTAAACCAACTGATTTATCTGCAAAGGTAACAGGTGGTTCAACTAAAGAACTTTTAGCTGCTTGGGGTAATGCTAAAGCTAAAATTAATCAACAGTCTTAAGGAGACTTAATAATGGCACATAATACTGCAAATACAACTGCGTTCATTGAATCGCAACAGTATTCTCAGTTTATTCTTGATAACTTACACGACTACCTTCTTCCAGAAGGAATGTATCGTGATGTAACAGACTTCGGTTCAGGTACAACACTAAACATTAAAACAGTTGGTACTGTAACACTTCAAGATGCAGCTGAAGATACACCATTGAA